TGGGGATACCCAAGTCTGGGAATGGCGGAAGTGGGATCTTGGGAAGATCGGGGATCGGAGGGATAGGTAGCCCCGGAAGCCCCGGAAGCTTAAAGGCAGGAATCGAACAGGCGCTCATGGCTTAATCGTCCAGCTAATGGATGCGACGCCAGCTTGCCCCAATGGCCCGTACAGAACGGCGTTCGCTCCAGGTAGCGGAGGTGTAGCTGGAGCAATGTTGCCCAAGTTTCCGCCGCCCGTGTTGCACATGAAGTTGTCCCCGTTAATAGAGACTCCCTTTTCGTTAATGATCAACTGCGTTTTACCGGCCATCAAAATGATCTCATCCTTGGTTACTTGAACAAGCGATGTCCCAAGGCTTAGGTTGATGCTGGACTCTCCGTTGTTGTCGCCAAGGAGAGAGATCCCCATGTCCGTTAATACCGCTCCTGACGAATCCTTTTCTTCTTCAAGATCCGCGGCTTTTGTCACCATGGAGATCGAGTTTGACGAGTCCTTAACGAGCAGTCTCGTCGGCCCCTTGGTCACTATGGCGCGGTCGCCAGGCTGAAGGTTTCCCGCGTTAGAAACTGAGCGATTGTCCCACGTTCCGAAAACGAACGTCTCGTTTCCAAAGCTATAAGAAAAAGCCTGAGGAGCACCAAACTCGTCAGCCTCCGCAGGAACTGAATAAAACCCGTCAGTGGTCGCTACAGACTGGCAATCAAAAGCGAAGCCCTCTGTCTCCCCCTCGTCATATCTAACATCGCCAAGGCTAACTGTGATCCTGCCGTCCTCGACAGAGGATACCAAGAGATCGGAATAGTTCCAGTTGTCCTCGAATGCCATGGTTACTCCGTGTTGGCCACCATTGTGCGGAGCAGATCAGCCCACTGAATGACTTTGTCAGAAAGCCGCTGAACATATAAGTGGCAGTTCTTAAAAGTTGTGGCCACAAGCTCTGGCGTCATGACATCTGACGGGGCACTCGCGGAATTAATTTGCAGGGTGATCGACCCACTAAAACTAAGTTGACCCATGTTAACTCTAGGTGAATCAACTGCCAGAATGACACCCGGAGCAAGTGGCTCCTGAGACACCCACGTGACGCCACCGTCTGCCGTGTAGATAACAACACTCGAATCAGTTTCCGTGCTGTATCCACATGCCCACCCCTCGTTTGCACTGACAAATCGAACGCCCGTCAGGTGAGCATCTACCCCGCTGGTAAGCTCTGTCCACACTGCCCCACCGTCTATGGTCTTAATAATGTATCCAGATTCACCGACGATGTAGGCGATGTCGTTCGTCACAACGGAAACGCCACTAAGGTAATACGATGAACCTATCGCCTGAGGCGTGTAACTAGCCCCGGCATCAGTCGTCTTGAACACCCCTCCCTGTCCACCGACTGACCACCCTACCCCCGTATTTAGAATATCAACATCAATAAGGGATGCCCCGAAAGCAGTTGGGATCGTAACATTTATCCAGGTTGCCCCATTGTTTATCGTGTAAAGAGTCTCCCCCCCTGCGCCGCAAACAATTCCCCTACCATCAGCAAGAAAGCTCACGGAGTAAAGGGTGAAGGTATGGGGAGCCGTCACGCTAGGCGTCCAGAGCGCCCCACCGTTCGTTGTGCGAAGGACAGTGTTCCCCTCGCCAACAGCCCACCCGGACAGTTCGTCCTGAAAGTCCACCCCTGTTAGCCCCACTGTGACGCCGCTTGCCTGTGTTTGCCACGACCTGCCACTTGTCGAACTGTGGACAATGGAGCCAGCGCCGCCGACGGCCCATCTGTGGGAAGTGGATGGCGAGGACACGTCCGAAAACGATACAGCTGGTGATGTTGGATTTAACATGGGCTCCCATGTGTTTCCCGCATTCACGCTCTCAAGAAGCTTGAAGCCAACAGAAGAGACGAACCTCAAGTTAGCCGGAACTGCCGTGAGTGGCTTCTTGGTCGTGTCATATGTTCTTGAAGATGAATACCATTGGTAATCAGGTGTGAACGGCGGCGAATCTGGCAGGAAATTATTGCAACTCACGTTAAGCGGAACATGGTTGCGAGGCGGCTTCGGGATATTTACAAGCGTACTCCCGGCATCACCGAAGCCCGAGCCAGGCTCCCTGACCTTTATTACTGGCCATCGGGGGAGCCCGTCGACGTCAAGATCGGCCAAAGACAGCGAGAAGTTTGCGCGAAACTGAGAGTAGGTCGGGATAATCATCTTGGAACAGCCCCCAGGATGAGGGAATCGAGTGGCAATAGAACTAAGCTCGTAATTTGACCAGATGCCCTGGTGGCGGAGAACTGCCTAGAAAAGATCCACATATCTTCGTCAATATCCAACTTTTTAATGATGACCCGAACAACGGTATTCGGGGTCCACATTGCCCCGGAGGCTGCAACGAACCCCGCCACCGAACAAGCGATCTTAAAACCGCCCGGAGCCCGAAGTCCCAACATCAGCTCCGCAAAGGTCTGACACCTTTCTGCATCGCGAGACATCTTATCTTCAGAAAACTTGGGCTTATATGGTTGAAAATCAGACTTGTAGTGAAACCTCTGCCTTTCAATAGTCTTATAGGCCACTGATTTGTAAGGGAATACCATCCTCTTGCGACCAGCCGGAATCTTAAACCAGCGCTCAGTATTTTCATAATCGTTCGTATAGACATCAATAGCGCCCTCTATACGAACCCCCGCAACTGGCTTGTTAGCCCTAACGGCCCCCGGCTTGTCGGGAGCTGGACCGTATATGATGCTCCCGAATCCTGGTCCTTGAACGAGGTTTTGCCCAACCGGCACCATTTCCGGATCTTTCTGATTGACGGCCCCTGGTGCCTTTTTGCTCAGCTTCTTCATCAAGGCTTGACCGCCAACGACAATCTCACTGAACTGCCCGTCGTTGGTGTCGCTTACGTTTATTCCGTCAAGCATCAAGTCGCCCAACACGAGGTCGTCACCAGCGGCAGAGGCGTATGACCCGTCAAAAAGAGTGTAACTCGCGTCCTGCTCATATATCGGACGATCGAGCATCAGGCCGCCAAAGGCGTCTGTCTTCAAGATAAAACCCAAGCGGGAGATTATTCTAGATACAAACCCATAAGCCTTCTCGCCCTTCTGGGCCTTTAGTTGTTTCGCCTTCAGCTTAGTAACCGGCACGGGCGCCGGAAGATTTCCGAGAGGAGAATTTACCGTTTGGCCACTCTTGACCATAAGGTCCGATCCGGTGTTGTTCTTCAGGTCAAGGTTCCTGTTAGAGAAGAACGGCGACAACACCGTCATAATAAGCTGGGAAACAGGAACATCTGTTTTGGAACTAATTGAAAACTGAGAACTGACGCTGGCTTCATAGGCTGCCGTTAGAAGTCCTTTTATCTCCAGCATTATCGCGGTACCGTTTCGCGCCATGCTGAAGGTTTGCGTTGTTATGACGCCGGTTGCCTGGAGATTGTCTCCGATAAGAAACTGAACAGCATTGCCCTTCGAGAGCTTCTTTCTGTAGCTCTCGAACTTATCGTTAGTAGGGAATACCGTAACGGACAGCCTTCCAATGGGATCTAGAAAGTTTTCGTTTAGTGTGAAGTTTGTCCACAGTTCGAGAACTTCTCCAGCCTCATAGTAACCTTCGCCGCTTTCGTAGCTTTTGGCCCTCTCCGGGTCTAAAAACACAAGCTTAAGAGATGAGCCTTGCTCCACGGCTACACCCCCAGGTTGTCGCTTGCCGAGTCTATCTCTGCATTAAACTTTTTATCGGAGTAGTAAAGAACATAAACTGGTTTCAGGAGAGTGCTTCGGGGGATCGTGGGACTATTAAGGATCCCTGGATTGAGCCCAATAAGCTCGCCCACAGTATTCCCCGTTTCAGCGGAAATCCGGTCCAGGTTCGTTTTAAAGGTTATGTGCTTTCTGGCAATCGCCCTAGTGTTTATACCGTTCCTCTCGGCCAGTAGCTTTATGCCGTTCCACAGAGTGATCAGGTTTCCCGCAAGCGCCCACGTGGCGTTGCTGCCAACCGATTCCGCTGTTTCAATGATTGCTTCAACCGCGCCAAGAGATTGGTTCAGATATCCTTCCACAGTGTTTCTTGAAGAAGATACGAGCCCATCTATCTTCTTCACCATGTCCAGAAGGCTCGTCTCTGGCATTCCCGGTGGAAGCGGTAGCCCAAGGTCGCTGTAATCCTGATCTGCCGCTTCAGCCGCAGCTGTCAGGGAGGCGTCCGCTCTTGCAAATGGGAAATTGATGTCTTCTGCCGGGTCGGCCAAGGTTTCAATAAACGAAACCTGTAGGATCGCGCCAGATGTTCTCGCTGCGCTCAAGTCAACGCTCCAGGTTTTTACATAAGCCAATGTAAAACCAAAGACAGGATGCTGTAACTTCCCCGGAGAATCGTCAACTGCCACGGCGTTAAGCCACTTGTTGAACAACTCAGGAAAGTAATTTTTGCCTAAGTTGTTTAGAAAGTGGAGCCGGAAATTCATTGGGCTAGGATCGCGCCCCACATTCTCATGCGCCGCCCCGTTGATGTACGGGTACCTTCGCTCAGCTAAAGAAAACGATCCTGAGAACGATGCCGAGTCGTAAGGCGGCGACTCCAGGCCGCGCCATGTCATCTTGGGCAGCGTCCCAATTATTGATGTTGTTGAGTTTAACGGCATGGCGTCACTATGGCTTGTAGTTGTCTCCCCAGTTAGCACCAATGCCAGATAGCCCAGGAGTGCCAGGGGAGCCCTGTGGGTGAGCAGTCGGAAAGGGGACACCGCTAACGTTGAGGACACCGGTGAACACGGCATTGGTAGTTTTGATTGTTGCCACTGGAGCACTGACGGCGATCTCGTTGCCCTCTTTATCAATCTGGGTTTCTCCCCCTCCCACCTTGTGCCCCTCGCCGGCAATCTTGCCGCCGGCTCTGGCTATATCGCGCCCCTCTAAATAGTTAGCTATCAACATCCTGAATTGCTGCTGCCTACCAACGTCGCCCTTAAAGTCGGGGTTCGTTCTGGCGGCCCCCTCGGCAAGTTGTGATGTAACATTAGTCCTTCTGGCAATGTCGTCACCAAACCCCTTGTGCCTCCCCCCCGTGCCGTAAAGGAGGCTTTTCTCAGATGCCATCTCCTCAAGCTCTCTTGCTTTTGCTTCAGGCACACCCATTTTTACCATTTGCCTGACCAGGGATTCTTTGCTCCTGCCGCGCTTATTGAAAAAGAGTCTGGCGTTTCCTTCCTTATCTTTTTGTACAGTGGTAAGGCCCGCAATGGCTCCGAGGGACATCCCGTACTCGGCATCCATTTGCTTTTGCTCAAGACTGGCAACCTCCTTATCAAAGCCTGCCATTGTTCCTTTATACTCAGATATATCCGCTTGCGACTTTGGAATAACAGACGCGTCCCACTTCTTTTTATAGGCCGCGCGCCTGTCTTTCGTTAATTGCAACTTCTCTTTAATGTTGCCGGCGGCGAAAGCGTCGTCTGCCTCTTTGCCCCTCTTCGCATCCATGGCTTTGTTAAGAAATCCAAATTGGTCAGCAACAAATCCTACCAGCGACGCAAGCGACGCCATCGCAATAGTCATGCCCTTGATCGCCACCACAAGTCCGTCTACAGCGTCTTTGTTTCCAGCCAGGCCCTTTAGGGTTGGAAGCAGCTCTTTAGAAACTTCGGCGGTAACTTTTTCCCAGGCTGCCGTTAGTTGAGCGCTTGTCGTCTCTTGTTTGATTGCATGGTCCTCCATGATTTCAGTAACAGCCTCGCTACCGACCTTTAAGGATTGGATAAACTCGTCGAATGCCTTCTTCGTCTCAATGGCGGTTCTCTTTACGCCACCCTGATCTTCTCCAGCCGCAAGCTGATCCCATTTCCTTGAGAAGCCGCTAGTATACCGAATGCCGCGCTGCTTGAAGATGTCCATAAGAGCAACCTTACGGTCCTTCTTCTTTATCTTATTACCCTGAGCATCTGTAGCGTCGCCAGTCAGCCGGTTGTCTGTTCTATAAAGAATGTCGGACAGGATGTCCTCCATGTCTCTAAACTTAGATCGACTTCCCTTTCTGAATGCGTTTACGCCAAGCTTTGACAGCTTCCCCGTGTGCTGAGCCTGGGCGACATTGGCGTAAGCTCGCTCCATTGACGTGGCGGCTCCTGCTGCTGTGCCAGATCCCTGCGCTCCAATCTGAATCATGCTGGACAGTGACTTGACGGCGTCGAATCCAGTCCTGCCGCTAAACCTCGTCATGGCAGACGCCATCTTGGGAAGGTACTTCGCCAAGTCGGACAGCTCGATTCTGTTTCTCTTACCTGCCACTGCCATCATGGACAGCCCGGTCATCATCTCTTTAGGATCTTTGATCCCCATCTTAATCTGCATCTCAGCCATGACTCGGCCAAGATCTTCCATGTCTGTACCAGTAGCGCTGCCCACCGTGGCAAACGTGTTCATATACTTTTTGGCACCTGGCAAGTCGCCCGTCTTGCTCACGAACGCCATCATGCCCTTAGTAAGATCTAACGACTTTACTCCTGGGTTAGCCATTGATGTAGCCTGAATGCGGCGCATGAGACTGCCAACATTTGCCCTTTGGCCAGGCTTTCGCCCCTTAATTGCTAGGCTCGCCACAGCCTCCTCAAGCTCGACCGCTTGCCGCCCTGCTGCGCCAACTGCCATCGCTCCAAAAAGGGCACCAGTTGCCCCTACGCCTATCATGCCCGTTCCCCCGCTAAAGCTCCTCAGTCTCCCCATCTGAGCAGCGGCTCTTCGGTTTGATGCTGCCAATGCCTTGTTTGCCGCTGCCTCTTTAGCCTTTTGTGCAGCCGCAGCCTTTGATGCAGCGACTGCATCTGCGCCACGCTTCTTTTCGGCCTTAGAAAGATTCTTTAGTTCCCTGGCTAACTTCTTTAGTCCCTTTAGCTCTTTAGTCAGACCGGAGATGGCTGATGCCGACGCTTCTTTGGCAGCTAGCTTACGTTGCTTGGAAGTGCTCTTCGCGACTCTCGACATCTTCTTGTCGAGCTTTTGGACAGTTCTCGCAGTGTGCGCAGCGGCTGTTTCTATATCCTTAAATGCGCGTATGACAGACTCTTTGCCGGTCGCGGAAAAGGTATAAACAATTGCTGCCATTTCTTAAAATCCAGGAGCAACGGGCGTGTGAAGGTAGCGAGGGATCTCTTTATCAAAGAACTCTGTAAGCTCATCCATGTAAACTCGGAAGTTACTCAAAGGCTTTCTTGGACCATCGTACTCGTCCACAATATAACCTGCGTAATAAGCGTCCATTTCCACCTTGATTGTGCTGCTCGCGCTGCTGTTGGTTACAATTCTAGCGCCAGTATTCCCCTCTAGAAAACCAGTCCTATTCGTGTACTCGTGGGTGTCTATTTCGCTATTCGAGGCAAGCACGCCGGCTTGCCACATGAACTCAGACATCATCGCTGATCGCCTCTTCGCCCTCCTCGTCAATTTCCTCAGATCCCCGATCTTGATCTTCATTGAATACTGGAGCATCGTCTTCACCTTCAACTTTCAGAGATAGGTATTCGTCGAACTTGTCTTCTCCGAGGGTGTCCACAATACCGAAGAACTTGCCGCTCAATATGATAAACGCTTGAGTAATCCACTCTGGCGACTTTTCTGCCAGAAAATGATCTGGAAAATTTGTATGCGAGGACCGCGCCGCAGCCCTGGCGTACATCATGATGTCTGGAACCTTTATGCTCCACGACGTTGGCGCGTGACGCCTGCGCACCTCGTGATAAAGGTTTAGCAGCGTAGCGATCTGATCAGTCGTAAGGTTCTCTCTCATCCATTTGGGTCCAGGAAAAGCTGCGTACTTATTCCTTGAGCCCTCTTCAGCGTCCTCGTTAACCTCTTTGCATGCCCGGAAAAGCGCCTCGATGGCTTTGCTGTCATTTAGCAAATCCATGTCCTGAGCAGCCTCCTCGATACCCTCGCTCACAGCCTTCACGTACTTGTGGGCCGACACCACCGAGTAATCTTCCTCGGACTTGGTGTTTACCCGAATCCCCACCTTAGAGACGTCCTTGTCTCCTAAACTAAAAAAGCCCTGGACATCGAACTCGTGAATGTCTCGTTCACGCTGCTCGATTGCCAGGGCTAATTTACTCTTTGGAATCTGCTTCGATTTGCTCATTGACTAACTTATTTGCAGCCGAAAACGCCATTCGCTGACCGTCCGTCAGCTCTGCCATGGGTAGTCCGTAGTAGCGCTCCGGTCTTTGGTTTCTAATCAGACCTGCCCCGGTTGCCACATCACAGCACTCACTCATCGCAACTACAATAGAAAAATTTGAAGGCGCCTTTGCACCCTTAGAAAGAACGTTCTTCCAGAGCTGGGCGTCCTGGGATGCTAGCGATGGGCAAATTGCTCCGAAAGCCCTGCTGAACGCGCTCATGAGGAGCCTGCACTCCATTGTTTCAAGAAGCCCAACCTCTTTCCCGGAGTTGAACGCCAGCTCGCCATCGCAAAAAATTGACCTTGCGGCAACCTCGTGCTCTCCGCCCTCATCAATTGCTCGGTGAACCTCTTCGGAGGTTAGGGCATGAGCCCACAGCTCGAATCTGCTCAAAAGATATATGCGATGCTCGATCTTAATTTTAGGCCGAGGTCGCCTGATAAGCATCCGAAACAACGCAGCGGGCTCTATGTCTTTAGGGGGCTTCACTTCCTACTCGAAAAAACTAGATCCTTTTCCAACAAATACGAAAGAAAGGGCCGACGTTTGACCCACCGAGCCACTTCGATTTACCGACGTGATAAAGCCCCTCGTAATAAGGCGTCTCCCAGTGCTCCCCTCTTGAAGCATTATCTCAATCTCGTCGTTGTTGGCCATCATCGCCTCGTACTCAGGGTACATGTCTGCCGACCTGCCGTCGTTGAATGCGGCAAATACGCCCGTGTCTAAGGGGATCACGTTGCTTACCGTAATGCGGCGAACCAGCGGCCCCGTTGTTACGCCCTCGAAGCCATTGACAACCGAATACACTTCGGCTGTCGCTTTCTCAAGAGACGTTTCAACGGAAACCGCTTCTGCGAGTACGTTGCCGTTAAGGACAACATAGATGTTGCTATAGATCGCCACTCAGCCCAAACCTTACTCGAAGGCTGTACCAGTCCCTCTGAACGTAAACGATATTGTCACCGTGGCGCCAACACCGGCAGCTCTCGGAACTTCGGTAATGTACCCACGAGTAACGCAGGTTTTGCCGCTCCCGATCTCCTGGATTTTTAACTCCACCTCAGTGGATTTAAGCATGAGCTTTTCAAAATCCACTTCTACACCGGTTAGGGGAATTACATTGGACGCTGACACCGTTCTCATGATCGGGCTTGGGGTAATACCCTTCCACCCGTCCTTGATTGTCATAACATCCTGGATGTCTGCCGATAGGGACGTTTCGATCGAGGTGTTCTCGGCCAACAAGATCCCATCGAGCGTCAGATTTAACTGTGAATAGAGTGCCATTAGTAAGAAGCTCCCGTTTCTTGAATGGTGAACTCGCCCTTGTACAAGTGCTCCACCGAGTAGAAGTCAACGCTAACCGCGATACCAGCGGTTACCTTTTTAGCCACGATGCTGCCCTTCATGTCGGTAACCTTGTCGGGCGCCAAAATCGGCCCTTGGTATTGGCCAAGAGGGGTTGAACCCGTCAAGTCATCGATCACCTGCTTCATCATCGCAGCGACCTGCTGAGGAGTGGTCGTTCGAGCGGTCGCAGACTGTCCCTGAATGGGATTGTCTGAAACGAATGGCTGCTTAGTGCTGCTCCATCGCTGCTTCACGAGGTTCCAGGCAAAGTCGATCACACTCGTGATGTGGCCGGGTCGGGCTCGAAAGTCGCTGTCTCCAGCAGAGTTCTGACATCGAGAAGTAATGAACCTAACAAGATAGGCTTTTCCGTCAGGGCGGAAAGCAATTGGGGATACCCCGTTGTTAAGATCAGCTCGCTGCTCAGTTGTCGTCGGTCGGTCGTTGACGTCAAACGGCGCCAAGATCTGATACACTGCCGAGTCAGAGCTTTGATAGCCGGCAAAGTTAGCCGCCGGCTGAGCAACCTGCTGGCTTCTCACAACCGCAGTGTTCTGAGCCGCAAGCATGGCAGGAGTCCAGTCGTTCCGCTCCGTGTGAAACACGAATCCACGAACACTGTTCAGCGCCGTACCTACACTCGTTGCGCCCGCCTGATCGTCCACGAAAGCGCTGAGAGCGCACTGCTCTTTGCCGTTGATGGGAAGCGCCTGAGTGCGAATCATCGCCATCAACTCGCCATTCTGGCCATCATTGTCAACAACTGGCGCGGTATTACCAACTGTCGAGCTGGCGCTGTTTTGATGCCATGGTGAGACTTGGTAATAAATCTCGCTGTTAGCAACAGAATCAATTGCAGTTGTCCCAATATCTGGGACCGTCCCAGCCTGCGTGACCGTCTTCACAATAGTGGTAGTGGTTGGCTTATCAAACGACATCCTGATCCCAAAGGTCAGCCCAGGGTCACCAATAATGAAGTTGCCCCGGAGGCCAGCGTTAGCTGCCTCTATCGTAACAAGGCCGGCAGCAGCAATAGCTGTTACCGGAAGAGTGGCATCAGCCCCAGCGTTAATCGCATCAGCCGCAGCCGCTGCAATAATCGTGGGGGTGTCACCGTTGCCTACGGGCACGTACATCGTTTCGCCAATTACGTTAATCTCAAGAGTGGTCGTTGCGTCAGAATTTGTCGCAAATAAGAACGTACACTCAGCAGACATTCCAGCGCTCTCCGTGACAGCAACGCCATATACCGTGGCGCCGCTATCTACAGCGGTGTACTTCATGTACATCTGATAAAGCTCAGACCGCACTCCAAACCGCGCCTGGGCATCTGAGTCATCAGAGATGAATCGCCCAAGAGCGTCCAGCGGCTCACTGCCGGCTGCTGTGATATTTCCGTATAAAACGACTTCGCGGTTTGGGCCTTGGCTCGAAAGCCCAGCTCCAAAAATTAACTCTCTCCGCGTTGCCGGAATTGGATCGTTAGGGTCGATTCCAGTAAGTGCCATTACTCGTTACCCCTTTCCTTTGAAGTTTCTGCCTTTTCGCTTTTTGCTTTAGGCTTCGGTTTAGATTTAGATGAAACCGAAGCGAGAGCATCGGCTGAAGAGTCGGCGTAAACATACTCTCCTAGTTGTTTTAATGTCCCACGAGATACTGCTTTTACCAGATGTGGGTGGTACTCCGCTGCGATGGTGCAGGGAACATACCTATCACCGTGAGACTTTGCTGCCTTGCGTTGCTCAAGAGACTTTCTGGTTTGAGCAACGTAGCGATTTGCAATATCGCTATGCGGATCGGTCACGAGTGTCCCCTGGACACCTTCAAGCACCATGTACCTCTTCATACTTACTCCTTACGGAAGCTGACCGGCTGAATGCGCCACCCAGTCAATTCCGTTAAAATACGACTTCGCCCACCAAGACTGACTTGCGGGGAGAGAGAACAATGTTCCTGCTCCTGGACCTCCATTCACGATGTCCATCGTAAACGCGCCAAGCCCAAGTCTCAAGACGTGGATGATGTCCCCTGCCTCTGCATTTACTGTCGAAAGCGTCTTCTCTCTCGCTGCCGTGAGGGGAGATGCGGCAGGGAGAACTCGAAAGAAGTTCTCCCCTACTGTTAGAGACTGATCTGCATCCGTCAGGTCAGTGCCCTGTACAGGATTCCTGACAAGCTTCCAGCGCCCCAGAGTGCCGCCCTGATGACCCAGGATCGTTAGAGAGTCTAGGGTTGAAACATCGCCAACAAGCCACTGGTATAGCCTCGGGGTGTCCAGGGGAGTGTTGTAATGGGTGATATCAGGGCCAAGGTCGGCCTCCATCTTAGCTTTGCTCACCCGAATCGTGGAGGCTCTTCTGGGATTAGCCATTATGGATCCTCTGTGCCGTCAGGAGCCGAAAGTACACGGTCCATTATAAATGTTGTTTGGGTGCCCTCGCCAGCACCATTGATACTGAAGTTACCATCATGAAGAACGTCGCCAGGATCTTCCATCGTCATCGGCTGGACCTTCTCATGAATCTTAAATACCCCTCTGAGGGCCGGGTAATCACGAGCCGAATGCTTCTTCACTCGCCTGTCTGCACCCGGACCCTCGTCAATACCGAATCTCCCAGGTTGGCCGCCTACATATTCCCAGCCAACAACGCCAAGAGGAGCCAGCGCTTGAGCTATACCCATCCCAGCCGGGTTGCCCTTGTAGCTATAACTTGTGTGGAGCTGACGCTCGCTCATCTTGTGCATAGCCGCGTCTACAGATGAAATGAGCCCAGCTCGCCTTTGGACTTCAGAAAGCTTTGGAAGCTCAGGGAAAACGTACAGCAAGTGTAGGTTTCTGACCCTGAAACTGTAAAGCAGGGTCTTTTCCATCACCGTGCTTATGCCTTCCCACCAAACGAAAAGACAGGGCACCGGCAATTTTACCTTAATCCCCTGCGGTTCAAGAGGGTCAAAGTCAAACTGATTCGCTGGTGGAACAGCGTCTAACATCAAGCCACTAGGTAAGATGTTCTTTAGCTTGTCATCTAATGCGTCTTTTATATAAAAGCTCGCAAAGCTAAGAACGGCTTCAATAATCGGATCGGCTAGCTTCTGGCCAACCTCTCCTGGCGCAATAGGTAGCTCTAGTGCGCCAACCGATGACGCCTCGGAGGGCATCTACTGCTCCTCCACCGTGATCTCTTCAGGGCTACTCACCACTGTCACGGTATTACTGGCCTCTTCCACAGTTATTTCTTCAGGGCTCTGAACGACGGTTACGCTCATCTCGTGACCTCCGGGTTCACCACGAACCTACCCTGGATCAAGCGAATGACATTCGGTGGCGCACTAGCATCAAAAACCTCAAGGTCATAAACTGCGTTCTTAAACGCATAAGCAGCCGTCTGAACAGATGTGACAGTCAGCTTGACCTCACCATTCGTGGCAGGGGCCACAATCTCCAGACCCGCAGCAGGGCTAGATGTAAACGACGCCAGGGACGCCACCTCCTCAGTGCTTAGCCGAACCTGCATACGGGCCTCGTAACCCGTTAAGTCTACGCCGGCGCCCGCTGCTGTGGTGTAGGTAACCGTGAGAGTGTACGTCGATCCCTGGTCAACATGAATATTATACGTTTGAGCCATGACTTAATTGGCCTCCTGCGGCTCGTCCTTATCGATAGGCTCACCAAACGACCCGCACACCTCACAGACAAGCTCGCCAAGCCAGATAGCTGGACAGCGAATGCACGCTCGCCATATCGGAGAATCAGGCAAAGCTTTACCCATGAAACTAATCATCATGGCCAACCTGGCGGCGCGTCGTCTTGCCATGCTGGCGTTTGCATCAGCGCTACCGCCTCTGCGTGAGTAAGCGACGGAAGGCCAGAGAAGGCGGGCGGAGTTGCTCCGGACCACTTCAGGACGCACTGACTTTCGTCTAGACTGGTCCTCACCGTCGCCTCTTCTTCGATAGCTTGCTCGTATTGCTCTGGCGTGGCGGGATAGTCGACAACGCAATAATTCAAATCGCTCATGGTATATCCGTCTCTATGTCGCCATCCGACATATTACTGCAAAACAATACCCTAGTAAGATCGGGTCCTGCAACAGACATCGTTCCCGGAGTGGCGCCCGTGTCACTCGTAGCGTCACCCATTCTCCACCAGGCGTTAATATCTCCCCATGTGGCTGCAAGCTGGCTCAGGTCGGGCGGGCTCCCACCCCCGTATAGAGCCGTCACCTCGCCAGAGGTTAGCGCTCGGTCATAAAGCGCCACGTTGCACACGTTGCCCAAATAGTCGAGCGTCGATGGGGCTCCGCGGCGACCGATACGCATGGGCTCTGCGGTTAGGATCGTGTTACTGCCGAGGGTGTTGCTGAGCGTGGTCATAGCGACGGGGGCGCCGTCAACATAGACCGTCACGTTCGAAACGTCCCCCGGCGTCGACGCTGTATACACGACCGCCACGTGGTACCACGTACCTGTGTTGTACGTCGTACCGAGAGAATATAAGTCGAGATAGTTACCGGCTGTGTGCGTCATCTCAAAGCGCAACTCACCGGTAGCGTGTAGGAACAGGTTCCACCCGCGAAACGGGGTGGAGCCTTCGCCTTTTCCGATCAGAATCCCGTATGTTGCAGTCGAAGACTTAAACCAAGCTGAGGCAGTAAAGGGCGTGTTGTATTCGTAAGTTGGCCCGGCATTCACTTCGCAGTAATCGTCAACACCGTCCATCGCGGTGCTAGTTCGCACCGCGTAGTCTGTTGCGTTGTTCGTATTGGTCTGACCCGCGACCATATTGTGAACAGTCAGATTGTTTGAGCCTACCACGTCGTACTGGGTGCCGCCCGCTGCCGTGCTGTCGCCAGCATCGTCCCCGCATCGGTACCAACTCACAAGCCCGCTCAGCGCCGACAGGTCACTAGCCTTGCCCATCGCTGACGCTTGCCGGTCGTAGATTGCGGAGATTTCAACGGGCGTGAGCACCCTGTCAAATATCGCCACTTCATCAAGAGTGCCGTCAAAATGCGTAGCCCCTTTTACCGTAAGCGGACCTCCAATTATCAGCGGGGCGCTACTCGTCGTTGGACTCTGCACTGAAGTCGCGAAGTTTATGTAAGTGGCGGCTTCTACGCCGGCGACATACATCTTCAGCCCCGCTACAGTTTCAGAACCGTCGTATGTGTAAACGATGTTCTTCATCGAGCCTGTCGTGGTGAACGGATCTGCTACCCCGCGCTCAAGTTGCCAGCCTGCCCCCAGATCGTGAATTAACAACGCAACAGGAGCGCCATTGTAGAGCCCTACCGCCCACCCCGCGTTAGTTCCGCCAGAGGCAACCTTGGCGACGATGAACATGTACGCTGAGCTTTCAGTCGCGCACCAGAGACTAACCGACCACGGGTCGGTGGAATCAAAATCGATGCCGGCTGGAGACGCTGCGCCTTCGAGCCTATCGTCTAGACCATCGAATAGGATGGCGTTGTTGTTGGTATACGGAACAGGGGCACAATTAGGGACGTCTTCAGCCAAATCGGCCCAGTCCATGTTTGTCTGAAATCCGTGGGATGTGCCTACGATGTCCCATACGCTGGCCTGCCCAAGCGCAATACCATCAAAAGTCGCGTCCCCGCAACGCCACCAATGAAGAAGATCGGCGCTTGCGCTGTGCTGGGTGAGATCTACAGGGTCACAGCCGTTATACATCTCTACACATTCCGCTGCCGTTAGCGCGCGACTGTAAAAACTGGGCTCATCGAACCGACCGTTATACAGGCTAATCGCCGTTGGGCCGAACGTCTCGCGCCCCGCAATATAGACTCGGCTGCCAGGGTTCCCTACGCGATCCGGAACTGCTGTGGTTTGCCGATCTGCTCCACCGTCAATGTCTATCGTCAGGGTTGTGCCGTCCCAACTCATCACCGCAAGGTGCCAGTCCCCATCGTTGAACAAGCCAACAGATGACGCGAAAGCAGGGCCGGCAGTCGCGCCCATGTAGCCTAGGATCTGCCCGCCACTTAGAAAGATGACCCAGTCGCGGGCGAGGGCCCCACCCCACTTGCTGAAGATGTCAGCCGTTCCCCCTTGGGTGGTCTTAAACCAGATTGCAGCAGAGAAGTGCTGATCAACCCCACTGAAGCTCGCGTCGTTGCCGAGGTTTACAAACTCGTCAATTCCGTCTGCTGATAGGCTAAGTAAATTCCAAAATGCTTCGCCCGGAGACTCTGTGACAATATCTCCAGCAGCCGTGTTAATAGAGAGCAAATCGTTACCGTTGGGGCTCTGGTCGAATATCTCGCCACCCGGTGCCGCGCTGTCTCCGGTGCCGTCGCCCATTCGCCACCAGCCGTCGAGATTGGCAAACCCCGTGATGTCGAGCGGCTTGCCGGCAATGCCGGAGCCCTGGTTGTATAGCGTCGCGATTTCTGCCGGCGAAAGGGACGCGCTCCAGATCGACAAGTCGGCAATAGAGCCCGGAAAGAAGTTGCCTCCAGGGTAGCGACCGATGTCTAGGTCGCCCGCTCCGAGCGTTGTATTTCCGCCCAGCGTGTCTCTGTAAGTCAGGCCACTTGGAACAGGCATCGTGCTCGTACCATTTATGTACGTCGTACAGCCGGAGGCTAAGCCTGACCCGTTGTACTCCCAGGTGATCATCTTCCAAGCACCCGTGAGTGTCGTTTGCGTCACCGCTTCTTGGATATAGAGATTGCCGCCGAGATTGTTGCACAAGAAGAACAGCGGTTGGCCGAGAAAAAAACCTACGGCCCAACCCATAATGCTGCCAGCCGCTTGCTTGCTCGCGAGATAGATGCCAGCTGTCGATGTGCCGCGTACCCAAGCGTTAACAGTGAAAGCTGAGTTCCAGTCGAACTCGCAGCCCGTCACCGTGCCAGCGGCTCTCGTGAGGCGCTCGCTGACGCCATCTAGGACGATGGACTTCGTATCTGTAAAGGCCGGTGGGGCCGGGGCTCCGCCTGCGGACTGTCGTCCCAAGCCTAGTACGATGCCAATTCCCCTCATGCGCTTAGTACAATGCGAGGATCAATGTTGCAGTCGTGTTTGTCGCCATCACGCGAGATACCTGAACATCGAGAATGGTCCCAGCCGCTACAGCGGAAAATGTAATTGGCGTAGCCGCTACAGCCTGCCCCAGCATTACAACAGCTACATCGCCAGCCCCTCCGATGTACAGTGCCCTGGTAGGCCCATCGTCAAGGTCGGCCCCGTCATTAGCGACTACCGCTGTGGCGTCATACGCCCCGTGGAGAACCGTTCTTGCTGCTGCATTACCTTTAGGCATTAGTAAATTCCAAAACTGTCAGGGTCGTTGAAAAACTTAGGTGCAGGATCGGGATTGATTGGATCACCGCTTCGCACGACGCCACCCTCGTTGGCCGCCGGCTCCGGGGAGCCTACTACATCGAGCCGGGTCACGCCTTTGCGCAGCTCCAGCAAGTCCCTTCGGGCAGTCTCCATTAGCTTCCTGCCGTCTGCTCGGATGTACTCCGGGTGCCGGTCGTACAAGTACGAAACAGCAATGTCCAAGCAAAGCCTCTTAACTTCATTTGGAGCAGATGTCCCCAGAAGTCGAATTGCCGCAATGTCGTAATTGCCGCGGAGGAACCCCTCAACATAACTCTCCGAATCAGCAATGACTCGCAGTAGCGGGTTCTCGTCTGGCGTCCCGTCAACATTGTCGTCCAATATCTGACGCACAACCGTCTGAGTGATGCGGTCTTCGATGTCGCTGAGTGTGATGTACATTACTGTACATATCCCATGCACGTGAGGCCCACGGCTTCGGCATCAGCACTTAGGCTCTCTGGCACACTTCGCGTAAGTCCGGGCGTCCACCCTTCAATCTTCGCTCCACCAATCTCACCCTCAACGGATCGACCAGTTTCGTTGCGCCATCTCACATAACGCCCAGGCATAGCGTGAACAGCAGGCTTCGGAACCGGGGGGGTAGCCCTCGGCCTGCTATCCACGCTACGCTTGGAACGTCGTTTGCTCATGATTAGTTGATCGGGGCGGTGATCAAGTAACCCGTGGGCGATGCCACGACTTGGTGAACCTCGCTCACACTGACCTGAGCGGTGTAACCACCACCATGGCCCTTGAGAGGATCATAATCCACCACCGTCTGGATTGCGCCATGACGGAACGTGTAACCAAACACAGCATTGCGGACGCTTGCACGACGCGCAACTCGGACAACGCCGAAGACGTCACCCCAGATACGGGTGTACGGAAGCGCCGTCTGTCCCTCAACATTGGGATCCTGACGCGCCTTGCCCACCAAGAGTCGGTCGATGTCAAAGAATCGAGCGATCATGTCGGGCGTGGCCAAACCAGGCGAGCTGCCGTTGTACTTGAACAAGTCAAGAATCGCCGGATGGCGACTCAGAACCTGATACACGTCAAGCGAACAGAACCCGATGAGGTCACTCGGCCCACGTCCCTGCCAGATGGCAGCGGTTGCAGTCTGAATGTCAGCAATGGGGTCACCACCAGTGACAGTGTCCCAACGGTTGGCAGCGCCGATCGCTGCCGTGTTGGCCCCGAAGTTGGCAGCCGTCGTCAGAACACCGGCAATGCGCTGCTCACGACGGAACGACAAGCCTTCAGCAATGGCTTCGACCAAGTCCACCATCTCGTTCAAGGGCGCATCCTCGTTCGTGAGCGTCATGCGCGACACGAAGTTGGAATAACCATAAGGACGACACACGTAAGTGCTAGTCGAGCGAGTTTCCTGAATCTCGTTCGCCTGTCCACGGCTGCCCATCTCGTCATCCGGGTACTGCAAGCGGTCGCTTTGACCGTAGCTGAAGTACACGTCAGACTCTTTGCCAACCTGAAGGAGAGGCATCAGCTCTTCGCCAATGTACATCTCATTCGCATACTGAATGCTCAGGTTGCTCATGGTGGCGTTTACATGGACAGCTCCAGGAGCGATGTCCTTGAGTGCCAGGTTTGCGCTATCCCACGCTCGAAGTACCCGAGGGTCACTGGAGCGTCGGGCCTCGTCAACACGAGAAACGTAGTCTTGGTACTTCTCAAACCGGGGCGTCATGCCACGGCGACGCATTGCGCGCGTGTTGCTTTTAACGATGTCACCATGCGACACGGATCCGAGGGCACTCAAACGAGCGACCTCTGCCATGTCCTGGTCGGTCAATTGAATTTGTTTAGACATTTTTTGAATCCTCTCAAGAATCAGGAATGAGTGTGACGCCCGAGTGCCAGTTGCATGCCCACGATGTCACCAGGGACCCCGGCTTGGACAAAAACGCCATAAATAGGCTCGTCGCCTGCTGCGCCAATAGCTACGCAGTCGGTGAAGCCATCTGCCGCAGCGTCGGAGGTCCAGGTGGCTTTGGACCCAAGAGTCGCCGTGCCATTTGTGGCCACGGGGACTGGCACAACCGGAGCGAACAAGAACACATCCACGTTAGCATCACCAGCGACCACGCTGGTTCCACCAGTGTGTGCCACGCCAATGATGAGGTCTGACGATAATGCGGCATTCCGAACTGTGGTAGCGGTGTCCATCGTGACACCAAAACCAACGGTCACCGTTTGACCGGCAGTAATATCGTAGTTGCCGAGCGTTGCGTAGTTGAGTTTACGAGTTGCAGTACTCATTATTTATTAACCTTTCTAGGCACCAAGTTGCTTAACGAGGGCTTCAAACTCCACACCGCTGGTATCACCAGCAGACAGAGATTTCGGGGTGGGGTCTTCACCAATCACGTCTTCAACAACGTTCTTGAGAATGTTCATGTCGGGTCGCGATTCGATGGCTTTCAAGTGCTCCTCGAACAACTCCGGTGACTGAGTCGCAAGCTTAATCAGCGTGTCCTTCTCAGTGGGGGCGATCTTCACGCCAATCAGGTCATTCAGGGTCTTCTCAACAGATTCGACACGAAGAGTGTCCGCTTGCTTGCGGTACTCGTTGCGCTCCTCTTCGAGATCCATACAACGCTTATTGAGCGTTTCGACCTTCTCTTTTTCTGATACGAGTTGAGCCTTCATACTCTCCAGCTCAACAACTGCTTTTTCAAGCTCCATTGCTTTTCTCTCCTTCCCGCCATCGGCGGTTTGTTCCCTCTCCCGTGGCGGGGTGAGGTCGAACTGACGGTCGTCGGCATCATCTGCCTTGTCCGCAGTAAGATCTTTCTCTTCCTTCTCATCCCTGACCTTTGTGGCCATCGCCTTCATGCGAGTCAGCGCTTCGGGATTACTCGGAATAGGAACGACACTGATCTCATAAAGCTCATTGTCGCTCAAAACATACACGTCCTTGTCGTTGCGCATCTCCTGACGGACCTCGCGAGGCTTAAAACCCACGCTGACCGCCCGCAGAGTTCGCTCCTGGACGCTCTGCCACACCTGCTCTGCCACAGGATTAGCCTTCGCAGATGCGAAAACAATCGTCGCCTGGAGCTGACCGTCCTTCACGCCCACGTTCGTCGCGTGACCAATCGGCAAATCCTTGGAACTGTGGCCAAACAACACCACCGGGTTCTTCAGATAGCGCTCCAAGTCCCAGCTCTGCTCCACGATGTCACCATCAGCATCCATAGCCTCGGTTGAGGCCACGAAATCCGCCTGACGCTCCTCAAGACGAATCGACTTCATCTGAAGGGCGGATGCCGCAAGCTCATTCATCATCGACGGCTCCTTCTCCAGCATCAACGTCATCTGTAATGGTGTCTGACTCTCCGTCATCTTCAATAAACTCCTGACCCCTCAAAAGCTCGTCGCCCTCTTCAGGATCTGCAATGCCAGCCTTGTTACGAACCCACCACTGCGGGATATCTAGACCAGCTCTTACGAAACCTTCGACAGCGCGAGATAGCGCGCCCATGTCAACCGAGTCCTCGGTGATGAAGTTGAACTCAGGGACCGGCTGCTCCGCACCGAAGTTCAATCTCACCAGCGGCTCGATGATGTCACGGCGGATCGTGCTTGCCATCGACACCGCGTCACCCTCCCGGATGTCCTTACGCACCCGGTCATGAACCTCGCCCAAGCTCCGAGCACCACGCTCGCCCTGCTCGACCGTCATCGTCTGGCCAAGCACGCACTTGCTCATCTCCATCCCGAGCCACTCACACAAATCGTGATGCTCAGGCTTGCCGCCTCGACCACGCTCTGGCCAGATGATCTCGATGTCCGCGCGATCAGAGAACGTCGCCACACCATTGGTCGTCAACTGCTCAAGTGCGCTGAGCATGTCCTCGATGTCCTTCGTAGACGCCGTGGACTTGTACTTTCCAATCCGCCAAGGCTTGTATGCAAGCTCAGCTAGCTTCATCCAGTCCGATTGCGCCCAATTTCGGAAGAGCGCAGCCCACATAAGCACCCGAACCAGCCCCTCACGGGCAGTAACATCGCCCGTTACACGCGGTTGGTACTGGATAAACTTGTCCGGATAGCGCGTCATCAGGTTCACGCCATCGACCGGAGTGCCGAATTGGTCCCACCACAGAAGCTCACCGTCGCCCCAAGAGAACCGAAATCGCCTCGGACTGACCGGTGTGAACCCCGATGGGACCACATAACCATCAGATAACTCGTAATTCACCTCAGATACGGCATATCCGAAGTAAATACCCCCAGCTAGGTGGGTCAACAGGTCCGTGAAGCTCCTGGACCGCTCTCCGTTGCCGTCAGCGCCCTTCAGAGCGCTTTCTACGAAGAATGCGACCTCGCGGTCCTTATCGGTGGGAACGTACCCCTCGTGGGGTATTGCGGGCGTTATGGCCCAATTTAGGGACGAAACAGCGATTTCGCGGGTGTTTAAGAGCGCCTGGAGGTGACAATCCTTCTGTCTCGCCTCATTTGCCAGGTCTACAAGCTGATAAACGTACCCACTATCAGCCTCTCGAATGATCGAACTCACCCTCCGGGGTGTGATCCCACCACCAATTCGGACAAATTGCTCCCCAAGATTCAGGGGATAGATGGGACTACGCCGAAGCGCCAACGGAATAGACGTATCTTTCCGCTGAAACGACTCAGCTAGGCGAGAAAAGATGCCCACGTCTTACGACTTCTTGCTGGCCTTCTTCTTTAAAGCCTTGGGCCTGGAAGGAGCCGGTGCCGGTACGGGTTTCGCCTTGGGCTTTGCCTTGGGACGCAAGTCACAACAGTGCTTGCATGGGCACAGCTTGCCCTTAGAGCCGCCATAGAGGCACTCGTTCATGACAAGATCGCCCAGCAAACGAGGCTATCGTCAGTCGCCACCGTTGCGCCGCTTGCGTCTACAGACACGATGTCAAACGACGTAGCCGTAACGTTGTCAATCATGTAGTGGACCCCCGTTGTGCCGGCGAGAGTTACCAAGCTGACAAAAATCTCACTGCCGCCAGGAGATGCGTCCACAACGACGCCGGACACAGTGGCGGTGCCACCACCAAGCGTCTCGGTACCGGTCTGCGGCTTAAAGTCTTGGAGGTTGCCCTCGGCGTTGATTTTGCGGGCAAGTGTGCCGCCCCATGAGAGTGCCATAATCTTTTTAGAATCCTCTTCCGGTCATCCGCGCTAGGCGAACTGGTTTATTGCTTGAATACGCCAGCCTGAGTGATGGCGTGTATATCGATAGGGCTAATGCGTCAGCTCGGTCGGGTGAACGTCCAATACGTCTCTTGATCTCGCTCTTCTTCTCTACCCGATACCTGCCGCGCACGTCAAAGTCATAATTCGCGCTGACCATGTCAGCAATTAGCTTATCATCCTGCGGGATGGCCCCGCCATCCTTCAGCCAATCGTTAATACCGAACCATAGCTGCGTCCGCAGGTTGTAATACGACTCCTCATCGTTCGCATTCATGCTCGATACAACGTCCACAACCTGAATCAAGGTGTCCTGGTCAGAGTGCATTAGCGTATCGACAACCCCGGAGCCCACTCCAATGCCGTCGATCTTCACTAACGCTGGGCCTTCGTGGCCCAGGTGGTGCCGCTTCGCGACCTCTACCACCCAATCTGCTACCTGCACGTTGTCGAGATTCGACGCCGTTACGATTTCGAGGACTTTGTTTCCTCGTCTGACGACAATACAAGCATCGTCATCGCCAAACCGAGCCGGGTCAACCCCGAGATGAAGCTGGCTGTTCGGCGTCGGAGTCGAATCGTATATGTCGCCAGCCGTCGCGACGAGATGGAGAGGTACAACGGTCGTCTCATGGCTCCCCGCGAAGTTGCCCAAGCATCGTACCTGAAACATCGGGCTGTGCTCACCCCACTCCGCAAACTTCTCCTCAATCCAAGGCGTTGTCGCCAAACCTGGGATCTTATACTCAGCCGCGTCGTAAGCTGAGATGTGAAACGTCTTATAGAAGTCCGCTTTCGTATGAAACGCATCGTAGAACGTGCCCGATGGGCGGGTGGGGTTACCAATCAGCAAGCAGTGAGCGCCGCCAGCACGGTTGCCCTCGATCGCCTCGAAGATGTTCTCCGTCACACCACTCGCCTCATCGACGATGAACAGCAAGTCTGAACCGGAGATACCGGCCATGCGCTCAGATTCCTTCGTTGAGAACCCGATAATCTCCCGACCATCCGGCCACTGCATCCCCAGTCCAGGCAGCTCCGCTGGTTTCGGGAACCCTCTGCCATAACTCAGCCGCTTGATCTCTTTCCAGAGAATGTTTCTGATCTGAGGGTTCGTCGTGGCAGTCAATACCACGCGACCATTCGGCTTCTCCGATGCCCACCATAGGGCTAGTGCGCTTGCGCAAAAACTCTTACCCGTCTTGTGCGAACTGCGCACAGCCACACGATGATTGTTCGCCACCGCACGACAGATGTCCTTCTGATACTCAGGGATGATAGAAACCCCAAGGCGATTCGATATGAACTCGACCGGGTCAGTGCAGTGCGACCGCTTCTTCGTTTTCATTAACAGACGCTTCGCTATCGAGGCGGCTGACACGTTCGAGGAGCTGGACGAACTGCTCTTCTGGGAGGACTTCCTGGGCAATGGCAAATACCTTTTCTAACTCTCGCTTAACTTCGAGCTGAATCTTCTGGCCCCACTCCTGTGGGTACTGCCGCTCAAGGATGAATGCGTGCGCCTTCCAGTCAGGGCTCGCTGCGATCTGTTCAATGTGAGCCTTCTGAGCCGCGCTCTCCGCTGCATCAAGGCTTCGCAAAAACGAGGGGTAAGGAACCTCACCATCGGCCGCCAGTTTGACAAGCTTTCGATACCTTGCCGGAGTGATCCCCGCCGACTTTAGCGCCCGCATGCGAGGCATTCCGTCTTTGATGGCTAACACTGCCTCTTGAATCTGCTCTGACGTAAGTTCCACTACCTATAACCTTGTTCAATGTCTTTCTGTTGCTTATTACAGCCTTCTTTAATTCCACTTGAGTATGGTCTATCTCTTTTAAATGCTCTTTTAAGAGCTTTGTCAAGTGCGGCCTGTGATCTACAAACTCTGGAAAGTACTTAGAAAGTAGAGGAACGGTTAGGTACAGAGGCGATCCTTTGCCGCCTCCCAAAAAAATTTTCTCGTGCAACTCTTTTTCTCGCTTACGAACGAGATAGACGATTTGCCTGGGAGTCAATGGTGCCAACAGCTCCGCTAGCCGGGGAATGAACAAGGGGCCTGTAATCTCTTTAACCATGAACTGACTTTTTCCGGTGGCTTGTAGGATAACAGAAATGCTTGATGTGCTGTTACAAGGATTTTTGTGCTTGTCTCAACTATCCGGGTCAGCTCGCTCCCAGTCTTGGGCGGCCAGTGGTGCGCGATGAGGCCCGCCAAGATCCCATACTTCAGCCTGAGCTGCGTCGCGAGCGGTGGCGGGGAATACGCAGCCTCAATGCTCCGCTGAAGATTCGGCGCCAGCTCAGCTAAAGCTCGACGTACCGAACGCTGCTTAGATGCAGCTCGCATAGCCTCGTCGCTCGGATGGAAGTCGCGCTCCGATTGAGGCATCCCGTCAAAGCTCTGTGCCGAGAATCCAAGCTGAGCGTCAGACTGATTGTAATACCAGTCCAATATGTCCAGGGCTTTCAGTTGTGTCATTCTTCTTTTGGAGATGTGAGGAATAGGTTTTTGTGGGGTTATTCAAAATGGCCATACACTACACTACACTATGTGTATGGCGCCCTATGTGACGATATATCGTAGCGTAGTGCGATGTATGGCACCATGCGTGACCATATATGGCACCATACGTGACCATACATGTAGTGTATGGCGATGTATGGTCAAATCTAATGAGCACAAAAAAATGCCGTGCCAGGCAGCAACCTGGCACGGCTCTTGCATGTAGGTGGTAGAATTACCTACATGCAAGGTGAATGTACGACGGTGTAGGTTAAGGCGCTATACTGTGCTCCGCTGTACGAAGCCGGTGCGATCCTTGAGAGCGTCACCCTTGGCGTATAGCACGACAACGTGCCCTGCGGGGTCTGTAAAGCGTAGATCGGTATCCTCGCCGCTGTGCGTTGGGCACCCTTGCCAGCGCTTGCGAAGCATACCCAAGTGGACACGCTTCGCGTCTTTCAGCTTGTCGCTATCCTCAGCCGCTACCACTACCGCCGCGTTGCCGCCGCGGGCCATCCACCGCTTGGCCTCTGAAACGCTCTCAGGTGACTCCGAGACGCTGTAAGTGAGATGGTACCCCGCCGTACTGCGGGCCTTAGCAGGGGCCTTTGTGTAGTCGTACAGCGTGACACCGTTGCGATCGGCACCACGCAAGTCGAGACGGTGCACGCCCATCGATTGGATCGCTTCGGTGTCAAGGTACTTCTCCCATGGAACATCTGTGGAGCCATTGAGCCTAGCTGCAGCGGTCATGCCCAGCGCTTGCGCTTCGCATGCATGGAGCGTCAGCTCGGCCACGATACGGCGCAGGAAGTAGGCCGGGAAGAGCTTGAAGAGCAGGGCTTTGCGCACCTGGGCACGTTGGCTGCTGTTCATCTTCAGCCGTCCTGTGCTGTGCCCTAAGCATGCTAGGATGCAGCCTGCTGTTGCCCATGCGCACAGGTTGAACCCGGACGATGAAGCGGCGGCCATGTAGAGCACGACCGTCAGCACCTGCTCAACTTCGCCTTTCTCGACCTTGGCGCTGGTGCCAAGCAAGCGCATAGCATTGCCACCGGGCGTTTGAGATAGCAGTGAGAACAGCGCTTCTTGGCTGTAGTCGGCTGTAGACCTACCAGCGAGCCAATCTAGCCGTTCGCGGGCTTGTGGGTTGATCTTGGCCGGCTTCGGGATGAAACGGATCATCGTGCACCCCTGACGATCTGCTTCACGAACCTTGCCGCAACCGTGCAGTGCTTGCCTGGCGAATTCTCGCGGTACTCCGCGAGCACGCGCTCTGCTTCGTCAAGCGTATCAAATTCTCCCTCGACTTCCCAACCGTGGCCGTGGCCATAGTCGGACAGCAGCGCGAAAGCCCTCATAACGGGGCGGATCATCGGTTGACCCCCACGTAGAGATCTTGGTTCAACTCGATGGCCCACGCTGGTCCGTACACCACGAGGTCGTTGCGACCGTCCGCGCGGACGAAGCAGCCACGGTCCAGACATCGGGGCTGTAGTTTTGCCGCCCTCCGACGACTTATCCTAAGGTCAAGATCACGGCGTGCTTTGCAGATCATGACTGCACCTCGCCGCCGATGATAACCGTGCCGTCGGGTCCGAGGTGGTGGACCTCGTTAACAGTGAA